GCTTGTTTCTTTGTGTTCCAATATGCGGTTGCTGTTCCTGTGTACTCCATCCTTGTTCTGTAGTTATTTTGTTTGTATTTATGTTTTCATCATATTTCACACCATTTACTTCATACATTGTTTTGCCCTCCTTATATTACTGGTATTACTGGAAAATTATAACTTGTTCCGCATAACTCACAACCACTAACCATAAAAGCACCAACATCTGTTGCAACATTTGTGTGGTACACTTTTCTACTTCTTAACTGGTCTGCATGGACATTGTTTCCACACTTTGTTCTAAGTACATATTGTGTTGTTCCTGTTCCTATCGTTATAGCTACCGTTTCTGCACTTGTTACTGTCGGAATTGCTTGTGCTATACAGATACATACTTTTTCTTTGTTACTATAAGTTGCCTGTGGAATGTTCAGAATCAAAACACCATCCTGTACTGTTACACTATTTGTTTTCACAAAGTGAACACATCCACCGCATCCATACCCATTGTTATTGTATAAACTACATGCCATTTTATATCACCCTTTCTAATACTTCTAATTAAACGAATAGGGCGGTTTTTATGCCGCCCCTACAAATATATCACGCATAAGCGGAAAGTCTCTTAAATCATCAAATAAATGCTTTAGCATCCGCATCCATTATTACAAGCTGTTCCATAGTGTGAAAACATCTGTGCGCTTTCATATGGACTACATGTCTGATATGCCGGAATTGGTGTTGGTCTTAATGTTGAAATCAGTGTTGCGTTCTGTGCCTGCTGGCTCAACTGGAAGTTTGCTGTCTGTAACTGGTCACGTAAGCTCTGAATTTCATTCTGTGTCATTAATGCTCTTGTTGCATCACCATCTGCTTTAATGGCGTTCACAATATCACAAGTATTTCTTGCATTCTCATATCTTACAGAGTCAATGCTTCTCTGTGTTGTGCAACAACAATCTGCAAGCTGTGAAGCAAGTGCATTTGTGTTCTGCATTCCAGCTACTGCTACATTATTGATTGCTTGCTGTGTTCCATTAAAACCATTCAGAAGCGAAGTATTCACCGCATAGAATCCATCACAAACTCCATTCTCCAAACCATTCAGTTTGTTCATTACTGCTTGATTGTCAAAGCCTCTCTGAATTGCACTATCTGTATATGCGCTTGCTGTACTATTCATACCATTTCCACCCCAGTTTCCAAAGTTACCTCCCCACGCAAGTAGGAAGAATAAGAAGAAAATCCAACTTCCATTGCCATCTCCAAACATTCCATTGTTTTCTTTTCCGAGTGCTAATGCATCAGCTACACTCAATCCGTTTCCATCCATTCCCATAATTGTTACCTCCATTTAATAATATTTATATAAGCCGCTATATGTACACTTTAGCGGTTCATACCACCCATAAATGCTTGAAACTGTTTATAAGCCTGTTCTAGGTTTATTCCTCTTTGCTTACATAAGTTTCTTGCTACTTGCTCGAGTTCTTGCTCCGACTTACCTTGCGCCATTTCTTCTGCTCTTTTAAAAAGCGGATTATTCTGCATCATTTGTTTGCTCAACTTCTGAAACATACACTGTTTCCTCCTTTAATTCTTTTATTCTTTGTTTCAATTCATTTACAACATTTTCAAACTGTTGCTTAGAAACATATTCAACATTCACTTTATTTTCTGTTGGTTTTAATATATATGTTTTAAGTTCTGCTGAACCATCTAACAATATTTGCTTTGTATAAATACAGCCATTTGCAATATCGGTGAAAACAAACAAACTACCATCTAAGTCAATCATACTTGCTTTCGCTTCGTCATAACTTGAAACTGGTCTACCTTTTATCATCTGTGTTTGACTCTGATTCTGCATATATGGCTGTTGGTAATTATACTGCTGTTCCATCTGTGCAATTCTATTTTGTGTTAATTGTTGCTGATATGGGTTCATGCCATATCCTGTATAATTGTACATCAATCACCACTCCTTTCATGCTTTTAATATATCACACTTTTAATATTTTGAAATATAAACAAAGTATACTAGGAATAACCATAAAGAATATGTGCAATAAAAAAGGAGTGCTTTCGCACTCCCTCAAATCATTCTGCCTATTTTCATAAGCATCTTTCTGTGTTTCTTTTTAACTGCAATTTCAGATAATCCTATTTCATCCGCTATACATTGCAAGGTTTTCTTTTCCTTATAATGCATCCACAAGATTTTCTTTTCTTCTTCACTTAACATTGTTTGTTAGAACGTTTATACTCTTTCTGTACATCTATCAAAACTTCGCTAAACTCTTCCATGCTTGTTTCACTTCCTTAAATTGTTGCGTCTTTATATTTTCCATTTACTTTTACTTTTACAATTCCTGTACTGTATTTTCCATCTTTTCTATACATCATACCAGTTTTGTATTTGCTATCTTGTTTTGTGTAACAATTTGCTTGTAACTTAAATATTGCATACAATGTCATGTTTGCTGTTATTATGTTCGTTTCTTCAATATATGAACCACTTCCATTTTGATTTGTGTTCCATCCTAGAAACTTATAATTAGCTCTTTCTGCTGTTGGCAATGAACCTATTCTGTCTCCATAATAAACCATTCTTACAACGGAATCAGAACCACTAACTGTTCCTCCATTTGATTTTGCATCAAATTTAATTACACAGCTTATTCTCTCCCACACTGCATATAAGTCTGCATTTCTTTCATACGACCATATCCATGGCTTTCCAATGTACGGAGTCCAGTCTGTTCCGTTACTTTCCCTCCAACCTTTAAACACATAACCATCTCTTGTAAAAAAGTTTTCTTGCGTAACATAACTCGAACCATAATAAACTTGCTCTGACCATCTGTCCTTTTGATTCCACAGACCACCGTTTCCATAATAAGTAATTGTATATCTGTCTATTTCCGGAATTGTAAAGTTTACACTTGCTGTGTATGAGTTTCCTCCACCATATTCGATTCCTGTAAACCTAGCAGAGCATGTATCAATAGAACTAGATGTTCCTCTATTGTATGTTTTACTGTATGTTCCGATTAAAACTTGGTTTGCTGTATCCCAGCTATGTCCAGAACTTGTATTAATGCTTCTACTTCCAATACTTGAACTTGCTGAACTACCCCAGTCAAAATAAAACGTATTAGAACTATCTTGACATGAATACTGTGACCAATACCATACTTGCACTGTTATTGTAGTTTGTGTTTTGCTATTTGAAGATTCTACATGCAATCCTATGCAACCTTGGTAAGCTGTTCCCGTTGATGCAGAACTCCACTGTGTACCACTTGGTGCTGACATTTACCACACCTCCTACTCAGTTGTGCGGATATATATATCTCCGTCTTTTCCTGTTGAATCATTTGGTGCTGATGTTCCTTGTCTAATTGTAGGCATTGCATCTATCTTTGTATTAATTTTATTTATTTGATTTTGTAAACTTGTTGCAACATCCTGTCCAAGTTGCCCTTTGATTCCATCAAACCATTCATTGAACATTGACGTAAACTGCGAAAACAAATCAGATGTACTTATCTGCTGAACAACCCCTGTTACGAACCCACACACTTCATTGTGAGGTCTCATATCTGTTACGTCTGACTGAACGAGAGTCGATGCACCGATTGGCTTTCTTATTGTTGCTAATTGAAGCTCACTAACTGTTGATGTTCTTGAAACACTTACATCATTTTGTTTTAACTCGATTGAAATTTTTCTGTTCACTTTATCAAGTCTAACAACAATAGAATCTTCCTGTACATATGCTGAACTATTAACTGGAATTGTTAGCGTTTTATTTTCTGTTAACTCATAGTAATATCCATCTATATAGGCACTTCCTGCTTTTACTGTTACTTTCAATCCGCTCTGAATTGACACTTTCAACCCATCTGTAGGGTTTACAAAAACGCCATTACCGATAAACTTTGAAAAATAGCTTGCAAAATCTTCTGCATTATATGTTCTATCATAAACACCACTACTTTTTTCTACCGCATTAAAAAAACCATACCTTTCTGACATATCAAATCACTCCTTTCAATTATTTTATATCTTTCTTCCACTCCATGTTCCACCATTTCTAAAACCAATGTACAAATTATTTGAAACATCAACCATCATTATTATGCCATCTTGTCCACCATTTGTTACAAACACTCCTTTCGAATAAACTGGTATCGTCAAACCACTTGGAAAAGGAACATTGCTGTGTGCATTGACAAAAAACGATTTATTTTCTTGTGGAAGATGGTCTATATCTTTTGCAAGAACATCTGCTTTCGAAATTTTAAGTGACAAAATATCACTCTTAACACCATCAAGTCCAGTTTCTAACTTCTTTGTATTTGCTTCAAGGTATTTTACATTTACATTGTTTTCTTCAAACTTTTTTATTACTGTCTTTGATTCTTCTATAGCATCTTGTATTCTTGAACCATATGTGAACTCTAGGTCTATGATTTCTCTATCATCTTGCCTTGTCACTATTACGTTTATAATCTGCGCATCAATTTCCATTCCAAGTTCTTCATCTGCTATTGTTACAAAATCACCAATGTTATAATCTTTTTTATATGTGTACTGTTTTGCTGTATCTGTAACTGTCGCTGTGTATTCTTCGCTCAAATTATTGTCTTTGGCTTTTTCATCTGCCCTTTGTTTCATAAGCTCTTCATACTCTGCATCGGTTAATGTTTTGTTATCTTGTTCACTTTGGATATCCCTTGCATCAACCCACAGTTCTTTCCTATTCCAACCTTTACGCTCTCCAAAAGTAATATCTGAATTAACATCTATGTTATACCACTTTCTGTCTGTTCCCTCTCCCTCTCCCGCAATATATACTGTATTTTTTAGCTTACTTCTGTCAACTGTATAATCAGTATTTGCTATATTGCTTAGAGACTGAGAAAATACCACAGGACTAACTACTTTATTTCCCCTGTTTCTTGTTCTATCTTCACCAGCACCAATTATAAGCGTCCATCCATCTATATTGTATGGATTTTCTCCGTTGATTACTACAACATTAGGCTTTAAGACAATTCTTAACTTATCTGCTTCTGCGACTTCGCTTATTTCATCCCACAACGAACCACCAGTAATCTGTTTATCTATTGTACTACATACATTTTTCAATCTTTCTTCGTCTTCAAACTCAACAGCAAGTGCAATATTTCTATTTTCATCATCTGACATTATAAGATTTTGTTTTACCAACTCTTCAATGTATTTATAACTTTTTCCTTTAAATGTCACTTGTCCTTTAATAACTCTATATTCTAACAGTTTTAATGCAAGGCTACCTTTTATCGTAAATACCTTACTTGTTTCACTATCACTTTCACGTTTTACTGACTCAATGACTCCAAAAACATCATCATCTAATAGAACATAATAATTTTTTGTTTTATTCATCAAATATAAGTTTTCTTTATCGAGCATTGCATTAATTGTGAACATTCCTATTTCTCTCGCCTTAAACTCATACTGTGAATATTCATATTTGCGGAGAATGTCAACTATACACATTGTATCATCTAATATTGCAATCATAATTCTACATCCCCCTTATATTGAAATATTGTTCTCTATATTCAAAACTAACATCCATAACGCCATCACTAGGCTGTGTTTCATAAGAATAATAGTTTTTTCCTATAAGAATTTTAAATAGCTTGTAACCAACTTCCATATTTCCAACAATAGAAGCTTCATCACCGCCTTGTGTACGTAATTTAACACTTTCTTCTCCAGTTTTAGTATTTATAATAATTTCATCACCAGCCGACATGCTTAGAGAAGAAAATATAATTTTTGCATTTTCTGTTATGCTGTTTACTTGCTGTGTTATTAGATAATCACTAACAGCTTTCATCCTTATAATACATCCGACTGGAACATCACCATTATTTTCAATCAAAATAATTTTCTTTCTGCGTTCGACTCCCATTGTAATTCCTTTTGTTTTAGGTATTGTCAATGGAAATTTAAACTTGTTTTCAGTAACGGAAAAATTTATTATTTTTGTTTCTCTGTAGAACATTGGGTTGAAACATTCAAACTCCAAAATAAACTTACATAAAATCTCATTGTTTTCTTTGTATGTTTTAGAATATTTTGGTGGTGCTGTTGGTCTTGCATCTAAGTAAAATCCATTTGCTTCTATAACCATTTCTTGATATATAGAAACAATTCTATCGAGTTCTTCCTTTTTGTCTTGTACTGCTGTTTCACAATTCTCCCAGTATTGCTCCCATGTGCTTGCCTGTTCTACATCCTTAGCAACAACATATCCTGTTATAGTTGGTTTTCTTGTTCCAACTGTTAAACCAGCATAAGACTGCCCTATTTGATAAGGCACTCTATATGCTGACATTTCTACGCTAGGTGTATCCCAGTCAATCTCGTCAATGATATAATAACCATCTTTTGAATCAATAACAATACTGTCTTTTGTTACGCTATTTGTTAGTGTAACTTTTTTGACCATTGTTTTCACCACCTTTTAAAATCCTAGTAACAGTTCCCTTTTTGCTTTTTTCATTTGTCTTGCATACTCATATGCGTTTGGTTTTGTGTTATAGAAATTAAATGTATCACCATTACTATTTCTACCTCTGTTTTCATTATACTCTTCATTCTCCTGTTTTGTCAATACCCTTTCTCCTTTATGCAACTCTGCTACATATCCATTAAAAGGTACATAGTCCAAACCATTTGCATGTTTACCATTTACACTCTTAGCTGCGGACTTCGCTTCATTTGCGCCACTTACAACATCCTTGAATCCACTTACAATTCCGCTGACGAAACTCTTGATTTTCCCCGCAAACTCACTAACCCATCCAATTATGCTACCGCCTATACTCTTTAGTCCATTCCATAACTGTGAAAGAATATTTCTACCAGCACTGTACATCTGACTACCTATTGCTAATATCTTACTTGGAATCTGTGTTACAATGTTCCAAACTTTACTAGGTAACTGTTGCATAAATGAAATGAATCCTGAAATAAAATTAGAGGCTGTTTGTGTTCCACTTTGTACAAGCTGTGAACCCCATGAAATAATTTTACTCAATGTGTTTGATAACCATGTCCATACTCTACTAGGTAGCTGTGAAAACCATTGTACAACATTCGTTAAAAAGTTTGATGCGGCTTCTGTCCCACTTTGAAGCATGCTTGAACCCCACTCAATAACTTTATTTATTGTGTTCAGCAACCATTCCCATATTCTACTTGGTAATTGTGCGAACCATGATACAATGTTTTCAATTATCACTGGCAATTCTGTTGTTGCCCATTCAATACATGATTGACCGAATAAATATATATGTCCTAACATTTCACCGATTGCATAACCAATCTTATAAGGCAATTCACTGAACCATGTTACAACTGCATTTATTGTGTTTGGTATTGTTTCATTCACAAAAGTATTAAACGCATTTGGTATTGTTTCGGTAAAGAAACTAATCACATCATCAACAAAACCCTGTATTGTTTCAACTGCATTGTTAAATACTTCCGGAATTGTTTCTGTAAAGAATGCTTTAACGCTATCAAACGCTCCTAAAACAATCTCTGGAAGTCTGCTAAAAACATCAGACGCTTTGTCGTAAAACTCTTGAAACTTTTGTGCCGCTTCGTCAAGTCCGAACTTCTCTAATATCTTCGCTCCTATATCTCCAATAGTGCTTAGTATTGTACTTCCAATGTTTGTGAATGTTTCAATCACATTTTCAAACAACCCTTTTATGCCATCTGCAACTTGTCCAAAATCTCCTGTAAATATTCCGATGAATATATCCATTATACTTAGAATGTTGTTTAAAACAAGCTGTATAATATCTACAACCGTAGAAAAAGCACCCTCAAATACTGGCGCAAATATATCACATAATGTCTCCCATGCTGTTTTAATTACATCTGTTATGCTTTCAAAATTAAAACCTAGCTCATTTATTTTGCTTACAAACTCGTTCGCAAAATCTGAGAATGTTTTCTTTAATTCATTGAATGTATTTGTTATGTTATTTCTAAATTCTTCATTTGTTTTCCACAATGTAACAAACATTGCAACTAACGTTCCAATTACTGCAACAACTCCTAAAACTGGTGCTATTACTGAACTAAAAGTTGTTGAAATTTTTGTTATAATACTTGGTATTCCACCCATACTTGCTACTAATTCAGATTGCCCCATACTAAGAAGTTGTATTGTTTTTGTTACACTTCCAATAACTCCACTTGCTGTTTTAACAACTGTAATTATAGTTCCTATTGTACTTGCCACTTTTGATAAAATAAGCAAAACTGGCCCGATTGCGGCAATTACAAGACCCGCTTTTACGATAAAATTCTGCTGTTCTTCTGACAGCTCATTAAACTTTGTTACAAGATTTGTAAGCCACTGAATAAAGTTTCTTATGTTTGGAATCAATACATTTGATATAACGATTCCCGCACCCTCTAATGCTGATTTAAAAAGTGTTATATCACCCTTTAAATTATCAAGCTGTGTTTGTGCTTGTTTTAAAGCTGAGTCATTTGCATCTTTTAACCCCTCTTTAAAGTCATTGACTTTCTCTGTTGATGAAACTGTCATTTTGTTGAACGCTTGTAACCCATACGTTGTAAATATGGTGTTTTTATATGCATTTTGTTCTTCTTCTGACATTCCACTCAACTTACCATTTAGTTCATCTACAACGTCATTAAAATCTCTTGCATTTCCTTGTGCATCATATACTGAAACACCTAATTCGTCAAGTGCTTTCTTTGCTGTACTTGTTGGAGTATACAAATCCATCATTGCTCTGTTCAATGCTGTTGCCGCTTCTTCTCCTGTTATGTTTTGTTCTGCCAATCGTAACAAACTCAATGTTACACTATCCATGTTTTGTCCATAACTCTTTGCTGTTGCGGAAGAAGAGGAAAGTGCTGTTCCTAATCCTCTAACATCTGTGTTCGCCATTGTTGCTCCTTTAGCAACTAAATCTGTAACACGCTTTGCTTCGTCCATTCCCTTGCCGAATCCCTTAAGAGTACCTACAACATATGTTGAGGAATCAGCAAGACTTAAATTACCAGCCGCCGCAAGGTTCAATACCTCTGGAAGTGCTGTCATTTGCTCTTCTGCCGTTAATCCACTCTGCGCTAATACATTTAATCCCTCTGCCGCTTGCGTTGCGCTAAACGCTGTTGTAGCACCCATATGCTGTGCGAACTTGGAAAGGTTTTGAATCTTATCTGTTGTTGTTCCCATTGTTGCGGCAACTTGTGACATAGCACTTTCAAAATCTGTTCCCGCTTTAAGTGCCGCCGCCCCTACTCCTACAAGTGGCAATGTTACACTTCTTGACATTGTACTTCCAACTGTAGCAAAGGCACTTGAAAGTCCTTTAAACTTTTGTTCTGCTGTGGCTGATTTATCCCCAAAAACTTTTAGGTCATTATAAGCGGATTTAAACCCTTTTTGAAACTTACTAGAATCAAGTTCCAAGTATGCCACAGCAGTTCCCATATTAACCGCCATTATTTCTCCTTTCAAACAATACTTTGTTTATTCGTACTGTTTATAAAAATCTTTAAAATTGTTATAATGTTTTGTTTCCGCTTTTTTGTTCTGTTCTATGTAATGAGGTTTTTCTCCCTCTGTCAGTCTCAATGTTAATTCACAACATGCTTCGTTAAAACAAAAGGCAGTATAACTGTCCTCTATCCCCAGCACTTCGCTAGGTAAACATTTATACTGCCTTGATATTGCTAATACGCTTTCTATCTTTTTACTCTGTACGAAAGGATTCTAAGGCTTTTACCCCCTGTTGTGAATAATTGAAAATGAACATCATCTGTTCATCTGTAAGCTCAATCCCTGTACTTTTGATTTCATCATATGTTGGCTCTACAAAAGTTTCATTTGCAATCAAATCAATTACGTCATAGATTTCTTGCATCATACTATTTTCTTCTGTATCAAGACTTCCACTCTGTACGAATAACTCATTTGTTTTAACAAGTAATGAGTTTGGAATCTTTCCCTGTTTTGCCATTCCTAAAATAGATGGTCTTTTAAGTTTTGCAACAAAAGGTTGCCCCTCTGCAAAATCTGGAAGTCTTACAATATTACCATTTGCATATTGTTTCAACTGTTCCAAGCTTGTTACCTGTTCTGTTTTTGATGTTCTTGCCATGTTCTTATTCTCCTATCTTTTTTTTTATTTTAGTTTACTGCTAATCCTGTCTCAAAACTATCTTCATCAGACAACGCTACAGCATCTGTGAACTGCGGAAGTGTTTTCGTATAAGAAATCTTATACGGTGCTTCTCCCTCTTTTGGTGCTGAATTAATTGTATACTCTGGAACTCTGAATACATCATCCTCTGAACTCATTGCAACTGGTGTTCCTTGGCAGTTTGGATATGTGATTTTCTCATATCTAACAATCTGACCACTTGCATCATACTGTGCTGAATAACAATCAAGTTCAAATACTTGTCCTTTGTCTGTACTTCCCGCAACTGGTGGTGTATATGTTAGTGTATCCCCTGTTCCCTTTACTGTACCACCTTGCAGAATCTTAACAAGTTCTGGAATGAATACATTATCCGTTAATGTAATCTGATGTCCAGTAATTGTTGTCGTTGCTGGTTTCTGTGCGATTAATCTTCCTAATTTTACAAGTTTAATTGCATCCGTTGTTTCTGTTTGCGGTTCGACTCCTACTTTATTTGCTGTGTCTACCGCAATCTCTGTTGCGTTTGTATCATCACCATTAACGACACCTGTTCTTACTACAACAAGCGAAACATCAATAGTTGGGATTCCAACTGCTTTTTTCTGTGTTTTAGACATTATTTAACCTCCTAACGATTTTCTATTTTTCTGCATCCTTGGTATTGAAATGATACCATATGTGCGTTTTTATCTTTGTCATAAAAACTTGCTGTTTCATTTCCAACATACATAACAAGTGGAAATATTTGTTTCATTTTTTGTTTTATTTCAAACATGAAACTTTCAATTCTTCCATACCTGTTTACCGGAACATATAACATAATTGTGTATAGTGGTCTTTCACTTGAAACTGTTTGTTGTTCATATGTTCCCTCCGACTTTACAACAACATATTCTTTCAAACATTCACCTTTATGCTGTGACGGATAATAAACCTCTGTTCCATCTACCGCTATGGCATCCCTAATTTGCTCTATAATGCTTTTCATTTGATATACCTCAATAAGTCTTTATACCCATCTAGAACTTCTTTAGAACACGCATTAACGGTTGGCTGTAGAATTGCAAATCTTCTTTCATTACATAACTCTAAATATATACCATAGTCAACTCCATGTCCTATATATATTCTCGTTCGCATTTTTCCAATTTGTTCAACCCATCCTGTTAGCCTTTGCCTTGCGTGTCCTGTTCTGTCTGTCCATGGTCTGTTCTTCTTAGCATAGTTCTGAAACTTTTTTGCACCGCTTGTTGCAAACATTTTAATTGCAACTTGTGATTTTGTTTCAGCTCTTTCTAAATTATCAAGTAACTGTTTTGCATCAATTCTAATTGTTCCCATTCAACACCAACTCCATTGATATATCACAAACAATGTTAAACTCTTGTATATTGTTTTTCTCAATAATCTTATAAGTGTTCTCATTTATTTGTATCATATCTCCATTTTTAATCAGAACAGAATCATCATATGCAACCATTAATTTCGGCTGTCCTTTTGTATGTGTTTTAGAACCATCTGAAACGCTTTTTGTTATATACCCCTTTTCTGTATGGAACAATCCTTGTACTTCTGTTATGCTCTGCTGTTCGTCTGTATCTTCTCCATAGTTGTTTAATATTGTTCTTTTAACTTCATAGCTTCTGCCATGTGTTTTTATCTCTCGTTTTACTTTGTTTAGTTCTATCTGTAACATTTTCTCGTTCATCTTAGCATCCCACTGTTTACAGAAACAAAATGGGATGCAAGCATCTTGAAATAACTAGAACTGTCTTTCGTGGTCAAACCACTTACATCCAACCCTGTTACTTCTGCTTTGATTAATAATCCATCATAGCTTGCTTTTCTAACATCACCATTATTTTTTTCTAATAGATATTGTAATTCATCCACTTCAAAATATGGTGCTTGTTTTTCTCTCAAGTTGAATTTTAACTGTTCTAAATTATCCATATACTCACCTCCCACATTTGTTTACATCTTACTCTGTTGTATTGCTTTCTGAATAATCTGTCTTGCTTCTCTTACATTTTTGGCTTTTGAAGTATCAATGTTATGTTTTGTTGCATACTCCGCAAGCTGTTCTTTGTTCATTTCAGAAATCGGAATTGTATCGACCGAATCATCTTCTTCAAGCTGTTCATCTTCTACAATATCATCAATGTTATGTTTTGGTTCATCAACAATAACATAGCCATTCTTTTTGAACATTGTCTCATATGAATTGCGACTTACTTTAACAGTATGCTCGCCTTTCATAATATTAACCATTGCCATGTCTTATTCCTCCCTTACGCTGTTACATCAAGAATGTATACTTGGTCTGCTGTTGGGAAGTCTGGCAGACAAATCATTGTAACTTTTGTCTCAACGTTTACTGGGTCTGCCTTTGTCATTGTTGTAACTGCTACTCCTGTATCTGTGATTGAAACATTTGCAACATTACTTGACATAAGGTCTGACTCTTCTGGTGTTGTACCAAACCATGTGTTTCCAAGTTTTCCTGCTGGGAACATAACAAAAACATCTTCTGGAACATATCTCTGAACTGTTCCATCCTCGACTTTACATCGTTTGTCATATACGACAACATCAATTCCGAATTCGTCTTTAATAAACTGTTTAATTTTTGCATCTGAGATAAAGCCGACACCATCTGTCATAACATAGATAGATTTCTTAATTTCTGTATTTGTTCTAAAATATCCAAACACTTTGGAAGAACATATTGCTCTCTCAACTGTTACACCAGTATCATCAACGATTTTTGTAATACCTGTTCTGATATCATCAAGAATTGTTGCTGATGGGTCACTCCAACTTTTTGTCACTGTTACTTTATGACTATCATCTACACCATAGTTAAACTCGTAAACCTGTCCATTTCCTTTCATGGAAATTGTTCCTGTTGTGAGCATCATCATTCTCATACGCTCTCGCTGTGCAGAAGCACCCTCAAGAAGTTCAACCTCGTCTGCAAAGATTCTATTCACAATAGCATCAATGTATGCTTGGTTTCCACTCTCAATGATTTTGTTAAGTTCCTGTCTTAATTCTTCATCAATGTACTTAGATTCTTTGAAGAACGGCATGTCTGCACTTAACTTCTCGAACCCGATTCTCGGTCTTGGAATAGCCTGTACATCAAACGCTGATGCTTTCAGAACTACTGGAAGTCCATTAGAGCCTTTCAGCCATTTCAGTGTAAGTCCGAGTTTCTTATCATTTGGGAAAAGTTCTTCACCGAGATATGGCTCTCTGTCCTGTTGTAACAGTTCCCAATATGATGTAATTTCAGAACTAATAATAAGGTCATAAATTGTCATGTTTTGTTTTCCTCCTATTTCTTAATTAGCAAGCAACGAATTTAATCATTGGCATTGCCGCTTTTACTGTGTCTGTGAGTTTCGCTTTTGTTGTTGCATCAATTCTGTTTGTGTTTACAAATCCGAACAAAAGCAATGTTCCATTTGCATCACCTGTTGTAACATCTACGTCATGTAGCAGAACTCCTACTGCGTTAGATGCTTCTGTAGAACTACCCGCTGTTGCCTCTGTGAATGCTGCTGTTCTTTCATCAAGTTTTCCTGTAAGTGGTGTCCCCGCTTTAACAACTTTCTTCGTTCCCTCTGCAACTCCTAGTGCCTTGCTTACTACTACACCCATAGAAACTTGATGTTCTACTGCAAAAAGAATCTGGTTTATATTTCCATATGTTTCTTTTCTAACTCCTGTTTGATTTAACATTTGTTTTACCCTCCTTTATTTAAAATAATGGCTCTTTACTGCTTTTCTTCCAGCAAGTAATCTTTCAGCCATTGTTCCAGCATACTTTGAATCTCCATTATTTGATTCTCCGTTTGTATTCTGTTTATTTTGCTCTGCTGTTTTCTTCACTCTTGAACGTGTTACTGTTCCTTTTTTGTTTGTTTCATCTTCATCATTTGTAACAAAATAAATCTTCCCATTTGTGCTGTCTTTCATTTCTGCAATTACAGCATTAATGTCTTTATCTTTTGTTACCTTTGCTTTTGCGACAATAACTAAATCATCAACAAGCTCTGGTTTTGCTCCTAACTGAATAGCTGATAATTTTGCTTCTGCAATGACTCTTGCTTCACGCTCATTAACAAGCTCTTTTGTTGTCGCTGTTAATGCATCATCCTTTTTCTGCAAATCAGTTTTGTTTGCTTCTTCATCTTCTTTCGCTTTCTTAACAATCGCTTGCAATGAATCCGAATTTTCAACTCCTAAAGATTTAAGGTATTCAGCAATCGCATCACCTTTTACTTTTTCAACATCAACATTATTATTCTTCTGTGTACTTGTCTGCTGATTTGTGTCATTGTTCTGCTGTTCATTGTTATTATTCTCATTGTTCTGTACATCTGTGTTTGTATTTGTTTCTGACATTTGTTCTATTCTCCTTTATTATATAATGTTTGTAAAATTCTCTCTTCTTTTTGTAACTGTCTTTTCTTTTTCTCAATACCTTTTAAAAATCTCGCCTTTTCTGTTTCATTTGTTTCTCTGTTCATGTTTGCTGTTGCTTTTCTTATTTGTTTTTTCAAAATCAATGTTTTTTGATTATCATAATAAGAATCATATTGTTTTCCACAATTCGGACATACTAGAAAAGTCCTTGTTATGTTTTGTTTTCCAACTTGTTTGTTTTCTTCCTTTATCATTGGGTAAAAGGATATTTGACACTTGTCACATGTCACTTTCAATTATATCACCTCCTGTATACATTGTCAACTCTTTTATGAATATTTTTCCATTTTCATCATAAAAAGTTTTTCCTTTTGAAACTTCATTAAGCAACTTTCTTTTTTCATTGAGTTTCTTTGTAAGTCTGTCTTTTTTCCTTACCTCTCTAGGACTCACAGTTTCCTTTTTAAGACGTTTTCTCATTGCCTTGATAAATAGTGCCTTAATCTCTTTAAACGTCTGTATGGACTCATTATCGTCTATCTGAATGACTTCTATTTCTTTACACCTTACGCACTGAAAATACAAAATAACATGATGCTTTTTATCTTCGTCATATACATCTTTTTTCAACAATGACTTTGAATCCAAGCTATTTACTTCTCCACATTTGTTACATACTCTTTTTACTTCCATGTTCTTTCTCCTGTTCTACATAAAATCTAACGCATACTTGTCAATATCTGGAAATGTTCCTGTTGGTGAATTATACCACATTCCTATCTTCTTTGCTATGTCTTGCATACTATCTGGAATCACAGCTTCAAAAGTACACATTCCATTTGGGTGGTCTAACGGTAATGCATCTTTTGGATATACTCCTTGTCCTAAACCATATTTATTATCTTTTGCTCTGTTCTCACATATTCTACAAACTCTGCCATGAAAATTACTTGTTATCCATCTATATCCAATTACGAACGGGTCATTCTTATTCACCGCTTCAAAACTCTGTTGATATGCGTGTGATACTAATGTTCTAGCAAGCCTTTGTGCGTTGTAATCAACATGACCGAAACGAAACTTATCATTTATTGTTTCTCCGACCTTTTTTGCTCTTCCAGCTTTTACGTCTGTTATTCTCGCTTCTCTTGTTTTGTATATAATCTTACTTGCTTTCCTTGCTTTTGGGTCTACATAACTTTCAATATCAAGTGCTATCTCATAAGCACTTTTTCCTTGTGCTGTTCCTATTGAGATTATTTTGTTTAGACTTTCCTGTGTTTGTTTGTTATAGCCCCATATTGCTTTACTTAATGTCCAATCATCTTGATATATATTTCCTGTTATAATGTTTCTAACAATTTGGTCTGGAACAAACTTAAATGCTTCATGTATGTCTGAATCTTTAAAACCACAATACTTTAAAAATGTTCTAGTATCATACACCACCGCTTCTGAAACTGTTGTCATACTTCTAACAACTCCATTTTTAATATCTTCATTTAACTGTTCTATTCTTTTTGTTATACTCCGCTTTAACAATACAAGGTTTTGTTTTTGCATGTTTCCATTCCCCATTCTTGCTATTTGCTTTGTAACATCTTGGTACAGATGCTCATACATTTGTTTTATGTCTTTTTGCATCTGTACTGTTGTTGTTTGTCTTACTTGTTCTGCATTTTTTAAGCTGAACTTCTGTGCCATTTCACTCTCACTTTCTAAAAAAGAATACATCACATTCTAATCAACTATTGTGAACTTACACCAATAATGTTTTCTCTTCTCGACACTTATTTCTTCAAGTGTCATTTCTTCTGCGAACTTAAATCCTGTTCTTGTATCCTCAACTAAAACTTTGTAATATTCTTTCATTTTTGTTTCCTCCTAATTTGTTTTCTTTGTTCCTTACAAGTATTATAATACACTATAACAATATAAATGTCAACAACTTTTTAAAACTTTTTTTATTCTTCTTCAAGTTTTGTTTGTGTTTCAATTTGTTGTACATTCTTTTCGACTTGCTGTTTTGTTCCAATGTTTTCAAGTTCTCCCTGTACTTGTGTATTCATGCTCATACTATCGAACATATTGTTTTCTATTGCTATTTGCATAAGTTCATCATCAATCTGTGCATCTGTTTTAAATTCATCCTTTCTCCACTTCTTAATGTATGACTTTCTACTTCTAGCATTTGCCGCAATCTCTGAAAGGTCTGACGCTTTTTCATCATCTTCATCTTCCATAAGTGCATAATGTTCTAAAATATTAATGTTATACTGTATTTCATCCAAACCTGTTAAAACATACTTTGAAATAACTTCATCTTTGTTTAACATTGCAATATCAAGAATACATTTAACAATAAACTCTAGTGCTGGTATCCATGCTTTCATTTTTTCATCACATCTTACTTGTAATGGGTAATATAATACTTTCAATGCTTTTCCACTTGTTATTGTTCCAACCATTGTTTCCTCTGAAATGTTTGGGATATCAAGTTCACCATACATTGTTGTTTTGATTCTGTCTAGTGTTGTTTTAACACTCTCTGTATGATTCATCTGTGGTGCTAATGTTCCAACTTGTGGATGTACTTCATTTTGATTTTGTTCTGAACGTAAATCCCAATATGCTCCCGCTCCACTACTTAGATTTGCTGTAGTCTCTGCATTCATATCAACTGTATAACGAATAGGATTCATTCCTTTTCTTTCACTGTCTATATCTGCATTTCCAAGTCTACTATATCCGGCTTCATACATTGCTAAATCTTCAATTTCTGATACTCCTTGTTTATCAATCAGTGTTCCATCATTCAGAATAACAACTGCTGGGATATATTCCAACTCTATTATTTGTTCTGGTACAACCTTTTGTTCTACGTTTCCAAGTCCATTATACAGAATAGAACTAAAATATATTTTACCATTTATTTCTTCATATCTGTTTACTAAATATTTCTTCTGATTTGTTTGTTTTGTTCTGTTCACACTTTCAAAACTTATAAACTTTGTTAATCTGTCTGAACCATAATCTGTCTCATAATAGAACTGCAAACTATTATAAAAATGCGCTTGTATTCCATCCTGTTCTGAAAAGTCTACCAAACATGCTACACGTTTTCCGATAAAACAATCTTTTGCGCTTTGTAACAATGTTCTTGAAAAACCACTTTTTTTTAAAACTTTATTTACCAATGTTTGATATTGTTGTACCTGTTCTTCATTTTCTTCATCAACATAATTTTGCTGAATTAAGAAATCTGGTGTTTGGCTAAACATGAATCTTGCTTCTTTATCAATTAATGTTTTAGCAATTTTAAATCTAACATTAGAAGCTACATAGTCTCCCGCTGTTCCCTCTGTTACAAATTCAGCACCCTTTTTATAATCCATATAGTTTTGTTGTATTTGTAACAATTCCTGTGTATATAAATTATATCCCTCTTCTATTTCATTTCTTAAAACAAAATAAGGAAAGTTTCTTAATGCTTGTATTACTTCAACACTATGTTGTTTATTACTAGCCATTTAATATTATACTCCTTTCTATTATATAATATATTATAATATATAAATATATATAAGTCAATAATTATTTTATGTTTTATATATAACAAAAGGGTGGATTTCTCCACCCAATAAATGTTTGTTTCGTTTTGTTTTAGAACAACTGGAATCTGTCCATTGGTACTCCAAAAGCACCAGCGTATCCATCTTGTCCACCTGTTGTTTCGTCATTATACTGCCATGAATAATATCCTCGTTTAACTGGTGATATTCTGTACTGTGCTTTCTGCCAACTTCCTACTGGTGGATGATAGATAACTTGTACTGCATCAATAACTCTTCCAATACCCGCATAACCATTGTTTGAATCATTCCAATTACATCCGGAAACATAAGGTAACCATCCTCTGCCAAGAACATGTACTCTATACGAAACTGAACCAACATCACATTTAATTGCGATATCTGTTATCTTTCTGCCTTGTACCCCTGCAAAGTCCTGTAGATTTCTAACAAATGGATATATTGTTCCACCCTCAACTCTTACTGCATATGTAAAATTAACTGGAACATTATAATGTCCACCACTTGCCTGTGGTTTCTGTACTTCTGTTTGTGTTGTTCCCTCACCATAATCAATATCACAAAGTTTCAATAAATGTGTAAATCTGTTTTGTGATAAATTTGCAATCCTTACACCATATGCTGAACCATCTGCGGCAATATATGTATCATTTCCAAGATACACTCCAATATGTCCATTCATCCATACCGCCCAACCAATATAGTCATTTGTTCTCTGCGATATTGGAACAACTTCTTCTGCTGTTTCTTTATACTGTCCACTACCTCTTATAATACCAGTATACCAGCTTATAAGTCCACTACAATCTACACAAACCTTTCCAGCTTTGTTATCATCACTATACCAAACACAGTTAGAACCATACATTCTTCTTAATTCACGTATTTGTTCCAAACTCATTACAGTTCCTTTTGCTCCATATACATACGGAGTTCCAATCTTACTTTTTGCAAATTCAATTAACCCTTGTGCTGTTTTACTCATATACCTCTATAACCTCCTAGAATACCCCTAGAATCAATTCTAATATAATACATTATTATTCCTTAGCTTCTACTTCTTTAATTCCAGCAACGCTTGTTAAAATACTTACAACACCAGCAACAACACTTGCTGAAACTACCATTTTCCAATCTACAGAGCTGATAACTACGCTTGAACCAATCACACCGATTGCCGCCTGTGCCATTGTTTTAATAGCTCTTACGCTTGCCGCCTTAAACCATTCAACAGTATTAACACTTGGTTTGAATACACAATTTTTAAACATGTTTTTTACCTCCATTTTCTAATTGACATAATTCTAATGCATGTTTTGCTTCTCCTATTTTTTTTTCATTTCTCTCTATTGCATCCCATTGTTCTTTCTGCCCTTTTCTCACATGTTCTTTATATTCTTCTATTTCTTTGTTTTGTTTTTCTAGTTTTTCATTTTGTTCTTTCATTTCTTTTGCCAACTGTTCAACTCTTAGTGTTAATTTTGTCATTGCTTTTGTGTTTTCACTTAGTGGTCTGTATATTGCTGTGAATACTCCGATTAAAGAACTTAACCCTATTACAACAATACCAATCATTTCCGCAGTTGTCACATTGTTACACCTCCAATAACTTTCTTGTTTTTATTATTTTGTTCTTGATTAACTATAGCCCTCTTTAGCTGAATACTTCAGGAATCACACCTTTTATGCTATTAAAAATACAAGTATTTCCATTTTTTGACAGGTGAATACCATCAGACAAAACATTCTCCCCACGAACTATGTTGTACTCGTCTACAAATTTATATCCAAGCGACTTAATCCAAGGGTTCACTTTTGTTATAAAATTTGTATTATCGCTATCAGTTCTAATTGGAATTGTTGTCAATACTGGTTCAACACCCCTTTCTATAAAGTAATCAATTATATTAAGTAGGTTCTTTTTAAAAATATCAACCGTGATTGTTTCTGAGATACTATCATTTGCTCCAATTTGTAAAAAAACAAATTTGTATTTTCCAACATCACCATCTGTTTTAATCCTTTGTAAAAGTTCACTCGTTGTAGCTCCCCCACGTCCGGAAGCGGAACATTTTGTGCCTAATTCTTTTCTGACAAGATATGCGAATCCTGCATTTGACGGAATCAAAGTGGAAGCTACTTCTATAAAGCTGTCTCCAATTAAAAGAAGATTAAAATATTCGTCAACTAATGTTTTCTGTGACATTTCCCATAGTCTAAACTGACCGCCAAGTGATTGAAAAGCAACTCCTCCCCATGCACGTATTTTATTCGTTAATTGAGCACTATCTGCTATGTGTTCATATTTAAATGTTTTTGCTGTATCCGTAATACACGAAAAGCAAAAACTAATGCTGTACAATCCGTCTTTTGAAATCTCAAGAAGATATTTTTCATTCGCACTAATCACGAAATCAAATGTTAGGTTTCTTTTTATATTATCCGTTCCATCCCAATCACTATGATAGATTTTTATGGTTTTGTTAGACGGACTTATAACACATTTTACACCATATCCTCCACCATTCACATCTTTTGTTCCGAACGCAAAATCTCCTACCGTACCGATAGATACTAGCCATGTTAATTTTTCAAACAGTGGGGATGTTACAGCATTTCGATAAACCGTTCTTCCGTTATTTACATACATAGTACCAGATGGTGTTGTTTCTTTGTCCAAATATGCTTTTACGGGGGTTTTATCCCCATTTTCCAACACATACATGTCTTCTTGATTGTGGATTGTCCAGCATCTTTTTTTAGATGGTGTGATGTATTTTATTGCTTTCTCAGCTTCTTCTTCAACATTAGCAAGCCTATCTTGAATATTCTTTTCCCCCACGACACGGATATTTTTTTTGGCGTAATTCGTTTCCATCACAGAAGAATCATTGTTTTTAGCATCAATATATATTCGATCATAAGAACTACCATTGTATGTTTCAGGTATAGTATATTCTTTCACAAATTCTGTGTACCCAATCAGAGTGTTTTCATAAGTTACAAACCACACTCTAGCTGTAGCCAGTCCTTTACATATAACACTACTTCCAACTGGAATTACTCCTTTATCATAGCTAGGGCTTTTTACTCGTTGTTGATATGCAGAACTGGCTGTATCGGACGATTCTTTTACTTTCGTTACACCATTTGATACATATGTTACGTGATACCCTCTAGTGAAGTTTATTGGAAATTCGTCCAATATATTTTTTAAATCACCTATGTCTTCCTTTAGTCCATTAACATCTTTTTGCATTTGTGTATAGTCACTTGGGATTGTTCCTATTACTTCTTGTGCTTTCTTTTCAATTTCTGTTTTCTGTTCATTTGCTACTCTTAACAATTCTGCTTCTAACTGGTTATAATAGTCTCTTGCAACTTGCTCCTGTTCCTGTGTTCCATTTGCTTCTAATCCCTCTAACACTATACCATTTGCAAGTGTTGTATTCCACTCATTTGTTATTGTTCCATCTGAATTTGTTTTAATAGCACAAACAATAAAAGAAATGATTCCTTTATATGCTGTTACTTTTCTGCTCAATTCCCAACTGAATGTTACGTAATCTTCTCCGTCTGTTGCTAGGTCTGTAACAATATATTTGTCTTTTCCTGTGTCCAAACCACTCGCATTCTGAAAAACAATTCTTAAAGACAGCTTGCTTAGGTCTATTCCATTACCGACAAACCTCTTGCATCTAAAATATTTTCTTTCACCTTTTTCATCACTCATAACACCGAATATTCTTTCTGTGTTTGGAATAATCATTGTTCTTGTATCTGCGTCTATCTCTATTTTATCATTTGTTTCTGTTAATGTTACTTCTGCGACTTCTGCCGCATTTAACAATTCATCTACACTAGGCACTTCTTACACCTCCTTATATTTGTTCTATATATGTCCTGTTTGTTACTATTCTTGTTTTGTTACTTTTCCCTGTTAATTCAAAATAAAACATACTTCCATGTGTTACATCTACTGGAACTGTTACTCTATCCTGTATAATCTCATTTGTTTGTTTCCCATCTACATCATAGAAACTTATAACTCTTTTTGTTCCTTGCCACTCTTGATTAAAATGGAATACCAAACATAAATAATTATCAGAACCTCTTACAATGTTTTCAAAATCACATTGTTTGTTTCGTCTTAATAACTGACCAGCAACATCAAAATGTAATTCTCTCATAAGCCTGTACCTCTTCTAATTATTCCGCTTGCTACTGTTCTTTCTACTGTTTCATCATGTTCTATATTTAATGGCTCTGAATCATATGTTGCAAATACTGGTTCTCTTTCTTCTATGATTGCCATACATAATTCTATTCCATTATAGATTCCACAACTATAATCATCACCAATGTTTTGTGCTTGCATTACTCTCAGCTGTCCTATGCTGTTCTTAATTGTTTTTAATTTCTTCCAACTTCTCAACATTCTTAACACCTCCTGTGAGCTTCTATTTAACGCCTATATGCTATTTTTATTGCTTACCCTTACAACTCCTAACCATGCTTGCTGTTTGTCTTTATTTGCTTGATATCGGCTACTGTATACTGGTCTAGCGCATACCACAAGGCACTACGTTTCTTCGATAGGCTTTTTATCCTACCCTCTTGCAGTTTCTATTCCTACAAGTCTAGCATACCTATTAACTTCTTATAATTTAGAATACGAACTTTATATTTTCCTCTCACTGTCCAATTTTTCTGAATAGCTTGTGTTATGTTCACTTTGTTATCGAAGAACTTCATTGCTTCTGTCTTTGAATAGAAATAATACTTTTTATGAGTTTCAATATCAGTTATAACGATTGAATGATACATGCATTTTTTATTTATCTTTAACACTCTTTCTAAATTTGTATCTTGTAATAGATAATATTCTTTGCACCTTGTATTCAATCCTCTAAATGTTCTGTGCAACTCGTCCTGTGCTTCTTTCATATTTGTAAAAGCTCCTACAAAATTCAATCTAAAATCATACACATAACATTTTCCTTTTCCATTAGCATCCCACATTTTCTCTACAGTATTTTCATTAGCCATGTTTTCTTTTTGCGTACACCATCTAAGATTGTTCGGTTTGTTATTCAACTTGTTTCCATCTATATGGTCAACAATGTTTCTTTCTTCTGTATGACCTCCTACAAATGCATAAGCCATCAATCTATGTATAAAACATTTTTTCCATCTTCTTTCACCTTGTAGTTTCAATGCTACTTGTTTATATCCTCTGCTGTTAAAACTCTGTACTAATTCCATTCCATCTTTTCCATATACATTTCCATATTTGTCTATTTCATATATATCTAATACTTGTTCATATTCTGTTGCTAATGTATTTACTTTCTTTCTCTCATACATCACTGGCAACCTCCTTTATAATATTGTCGCAATAGCTCTTGGGAACGTTATTCTTTCGTCAGTCCCTATGCGTTGCACGTGTCAAACAGCCATACGCTGTAAGACTTCCGTTCTGGTCTGCATTTCAGCCTTTCCAGTTTTTCTATCACTTTATACACGCCTAGTTTTGTGGTATTTTTAAACGTGTGAGCATCTATATTAAATTCATCATATATCACATTGCCTTTTGCATCTTTCGAATACGTTAAATCTTTCAGCTCCTTTATTGTGTTTCTGCACTTAGGTGAACAGACAATCTTTTTAAAACGTTTTATCTTCTTTATGTTCTGTAGCCTACTTCCAGCATACTTCTTACAAGCATACATTTTTACTCCCTCTTGCCTGTAATACTGTATAGACTTTGGTTCTATTTATATTCTATGCGGTTCGCTACTCCGCACACGTTCTCTAATGAACTGCTGTAATTCTCATTACAGATTAGACTATATCTTAGCATTTCTGCTCCACATGTTTCGGAACGCTTGTTCCTACTCTACTTACTTCCATTACATTTTCCATATCTAACATAATGTGTTTTCGATAGTCGTTGAATAGCTTGTTCTTTCGAAAGTTTTTTATATGAAAACAAATAACTTTTATGTTGTCTTTCTATTCCTCTACAAACATTTGCAACATGACTTCTATTAAATCCATCATAACTTGCTTCTGTTGTTGAAACATAACTTCTAATATAATTTCCATCTAAGTCATATTTATAAACTGTCTTTGCTAGACTCCAATTGTTATTCTCTCTAGGAGTTACCCAATTTAAGTTATCTGCATTATTATTCTTTCTATCTTCATCTTTATGGTTGACATATTTTCTTTTTGACGTTCTCCCTTTTACAAACGCCAACGCTACTAACCTATTGACACGTAAATAGTTTGTTTTGTTGTGTTTCGTCGTCAGTGCTACGTTTAAATAGCCGCCTGTCTTTTCGTATTGTTTCAGCTCGTGTCTATTACTCATGCTCACATTTCCATGTTTATCTCTTAACGAAAAGACTCTCCCATCATACGAAACATAGTAGCCATCATTTATATGTTCTAATCCTTTTATTTTATTTATTTGTTTTACTTTCATATATTTATTCCTCCGTTTACTTTAAACTACTACTGGTTGACTAATCCATTGAATTGTCACGCTATGGTATCAATGGCTCTAAAGTGTTTCCAGTATTCAATGTGGTTTTATGCGACCAAACCTTTAGCCGCATCCGCGAATATAGGCTTGCTACACCTTTCAGCTCTTTTAAATGTTCTTTGTACTCCATCCAACAAAATGAATTTGTTATCTGTTATATGGTTTCTATATACTTCATCATAAATGTAAAGTATTTTGTTTTTATCATCTACTGCACAACTAATGAGCGCATTGTAACTTGTTTCAAAACCAAAGTCCAACCCAAAGAAATGGTATTTACTTGGTATATTTGTTATTGTGTTTGTAAATTGTTTTGCGTTTGTTGCAATCGTAAACTGTGGTAAAACTCTTGTTCCACTTGCTCCGAATCTTCCCCACCTTGCTACTATCCATAAGTGTGGGTCATTAATCTTTAACCCATCAAGACGCTTTATATATGACACTGGCAAGAATGGATTATCGTCTGCAATACTGTGATGATAATATACTCCATTCTTTTTGTTTACTAATGTTCTTCTTTTGTATATCTCCTGTTCTTCCTGTATTACATGTTCTTTTCCTTTATCATCAGTATGCGTAAAGAATGTGTTATATACCCAATTCTCTTTCCCTACTGGGTTTGTTGTCATGATAAAGTGTAGTGACATTTTAGGCTCTCTGATACGTCCTAGAAGTTCTGTATAAGCATCATAACGTATTTCACTACATTCTTCCATCCAAACAATAGAAACACCATGTATGGACTTTATTTTCTCTACATTGTCCATTCCTCTGAATATAATCCTACTACCATTTGAAAATCTCACTTCCATTGGTGACATAACCGCTACAGCCTTTCCATTCTTAGGCAAGTGTTGATTAGGTAACGATTCATCACTTAGCATGTTCATCTTTTCTAGTATTTCTTTAAATAATGCAAAACATGATTCTTTTATTGTTCCATATACCTGCCTTACAACAAGACACGTTCTTCTTTCTTCTAATAGTTTTAATATAATTTTAAGTGCTACATGGTAACTCTTACCGCTACCATATCCACCGAATAAAAGGTATTGTTCATAATTCCAATCTGTTAAAAAAGTGGAGAACCTTTTCGAAACATCAATATTAACATCCATGCTTCTTTTTCTCCTTTCTGTTTTGACTTGTTTGTAATAGCAGAAAAGGACAGATACATCACTGTGCATCCGTCCTTTCTGTTTGAATTAATTATACCATATTATATTTTATACGTCAATGCTTTACTTGAATATTTTATATAAAATATCTCTAAGATTATTAACTACTTTATCCATTGTTTTAAACAGTTCTTCATAAGATTCTTTATGCATTCATCTCTGTGATTAATAAGATTCTCAAGTGTTGCATTTTTCATTTTCAAATCTTCATCTTTAATTTCGCTCATGCATATCACTGAACCGATTGCATTCATAATTGTTGCTTGACTTTCAAGCAGAGTGTCAATCTTTCTCTTTAATACATCTAACTTGCTTTCTTCATTAATTTCTTTTGTTTCTTTCATTTCTTCTCTCTGCTGCTCACTTTTACTTTCAACAACTTCGAACACTTCTTTTCTCCATTTAATTACATTCTCTAAATGGTATGAACCAAACCCAATGTTATGATACTTTCTTCCAACTTTCCTATACATAATTTCATAATATGGCTTGAGTTTACTGTCTACAAGAATCGCATCATCTACAATTATCTTAATATCATACACTGGTATTTTCTTTTCATATTCACACATGTTTTGTACTTCATTTCTGAAATAGATGTTTATTTGTTTTCTTTTAGGCTTTACTGCCTAATGGACTATATAGGAATCGAACCTATTACTCTTCGCTTATGAGACGATTGTTCTACCAATGAACTAATAGTCCTTATGTGTTGCTTTCATGCGCTTGAACACTACTCACAACACTTTAGCAAGAAAAGAAATTTGGTATGCACACCTTTTACAGTGTGCAACTGCCTAGGTCGGATTCGAACCAACACATTAAGGAGTCAAAGTCCTTTGCCTTACCGTTTGGCTACTAAGCAATACCTGTGTTTTAATGACTTTAACACCTGTCAAACTTTTCAACAAGTTCCTTTGATATTTTAAAATCACTTCTTCTGTAACACTGTTCTAAATCATCATAATATGTTCTGCCTATACACCATGTACTATATATCTGGTCTGACATGAATAAAATGAAATCATTATTTTTCAATACCACAAACGGAACATAACTTGTTCTGAATCTTGTTAGTTTTATATTCTGCATATTGTTTTCACAATACTCTAAAAATTTCACTTCTGCTATTCTCGTTGTTTTATATACTCTGACTCTTATCATATTCTACCTCGATTTGTTTTAAAAGATAATGTATATTTTATCTTTTTCCGCTGATATCATGTCTATTTTGTTTATATCATATCTTTTCAATTCCTTAACTGTCATATCATCTGCTTTATGTTCAGTTCTATCACTTGTATCAATGATAGTAATATTTTCATAATGATTACCAAACAACTTTTTAATTAAATCCATTAAATCATTAATTACCATTGTTTTGTTCTCCTTATTTGTTTTCTTTATTAACTGTCTTTATTATATCATCTGTGTTTTATTTTGTCAACAACTATTTTAATATTTCTGGTAAATTCATTGTTACTGTTCCTCCTATTTTTGTTTTATTTCATAACTTTCTGTTTTCATTAACTTGTTTATATAATAACATATATGTTTTATTGTGTCAATATAATATTTAAAAATATTTATATAATAAAATAAGCACCCTAAAATGAGTGCTTAAATACTTTCCTTTGTTTCTACTACTGCATCTGGATATTTTGTTTTTAATGTTTTGAATGCTTTGTTCATTTCTGCTGTGTTCTTAAAATGCAACACAACATCGTGTTTTTCTTTTGTTTTAAACTTCACTTCTTTTTCTGTTGGTTCTTCTTCTGAAAACAGTGCATCAATATCAAAATCGAACTGCCCCATATCTACTTCGCCAATATCCCAGAGTTCTTGTAGTTCTGTGTTCAATAGTTCTGTGTCCCATTCACTTTCATTTAGTTTGTTATCTACTAGCCTGTAAGCTTTTATTTGTTCTTCTGTTAAATCTTCTAAACAAACTGTTGGTACTTGTTTTAGTCCCGCTTTCTTTGCTCCTAGTATTCTACCATGCCCAGCTACTACACTGTTATGTTTGTCAATAATTACTGGCTGTGTAAAACCAAACTCTTTAATGCTATTTGCTATTTGTTCTACTTGTTCTTTACTATGTTTCTTTGCATTCTTCTTATATGGTTTTAGTTCTTTTATTGGTTTATAAACTATGTTTAGTTCTTCCATGTTCTTCTATCCTTTCTATGTTTTATTATATATATGTTCTATATACCTTTGTTATGCTTGTCTTTGTTCTGTTACACGTTTGTTCTATGTTTTACTGTATAGCTTTTTATTATGCACATGGTGTTTTATTTCCTTTATTTATTTCACTTACATATAGCTTAGTAGCTTACCCATGTATTTTACGCTTTTAACTTTACAATTCTTTAATGATAATAGTAATACTGCTTTGTGTTTTGCTTCCTGTATGTTTTGTGCATAGCATAGTGCTGTGTTTATTTGTTCTGTTTCTTTACCAAAATCATCTAACTTTGTATATATTACTAAATACTTACTTTGTTTTTCATCTTCTATATCTGTGCTTAGGTTTTGCATTTGTTCTAATTCTTCTTTTGCCTTGCTATATGTTTTATTAGTAATACCCATTCTAACCTCCTATCTGCCTTTTCTAGCTGTTTTATTTATTTTGCTTATACTTTATAAGGATAATGGTTTAAAACGCTTATATGAGCTTATTTACCGTCATATACATCATTTCCCCATTCTTCCTCTTCGCTTTCTTCTTCTAGCCAATCTGTTCCATTTTCTGCATTCCAGATTTCTTCATCATCCTGTTTGTTTGGTTCATATACGTCACCCTGTGTTATGAGGTTGATTGTTACTTCATTCTGCACTTTACCTGTTTGTTTGAACATATCTAATTTATCCATCATTGTTACAATTTCTTTGATTGCCGCAACATCACCGGTTAAACCTTTTTTAAACAATGCTACCATTAATAAGTTTTGGTTTGTTAGTTCGCCACTTTTGAAACCCATGTGCATTAAAACTTGTTTTTGTTTTTGTGTTGTTATATCCATTGTTAGTAATGCTTTCATAGATTGCTGTAATGCCATTTTTTCATTACGTTTCTTTTTTCTTGCTTCTACTCCAAGCTGTGTTATTCTCTTTCTATCTTCTGGTGTTCTTTCATTCATAGGGATTAGATTTTCTACTCCACTACGTAATATCTTTGGTGACTTCGTGTTTGTTGCCATTCCTTTCTGTTCACTCTCCTTTTACTTTTGTTCCATAATATCAAATAAGGCAAGGAAGAATGCTTTGTTTTGCTTCTCCCTCACCAATATTTCTTTTTATATAAAAACAGTAAACATATAAAACTAATCAAGTATACGAGGTTTCTGTGTATATGAACGAAATTATTTTATAAGTACAAACATGGCTTTTTATTATTTTGTTTTATACGTCCACTGTTTTTATCTATTTATATTTTGGCTAACATTTATGGCTGTTACTTATACATTCCTATCCTAGAATATTTCCTTAATTCCATTTTATTATAGCATGTTACTATCTGTTTGTCAACGATAAAATTCATTTTATGCAATGTAAAATTTAATTTATTTTGCTTTTATTTATGTTTCCTTTGTTTGTTTTGCCTAAAAAGTAAGTCCCTTTCTTTCTTGGCTTTTATCCTTTCTGCTTTCACCTTTTCATTTGCTTCATAGTATTCTAAATACTTGGTACATGTTTCATGGCAATGTAATATTCTTTCTCCACAATTCTTACATGGACTGTGTAACATCATATCAACCCTTTTCTTCTTAAATAATCCTCTACATCACATAAATATAATATTGCTTCTTGTGTATCCTGTTCCTTTATACTAACAATACCATCTGTATCTTTTACTGTGTACCTGTATTCTGATATCGGAAAACCCTCTTTTGTTTCATTCTTTAGCTTGTGTTTTACTTTTGTTACAAAATTTAACATGAATACTACAACCAATGTTACTACAATGCTTTCTAACGCCCCTATATGGCTTTTTATCAGCACATATGGGAGTAATATATAAATAATACATATAAGTTCTTCAAAATGCCCTACAAGCCAATTACGAGCCTGTACAATAGTTTCATTGAAAGAACTTCCTACTGCTTCAAATAACTTCTTCATAGTTTCTTTAATCCTTTCATAAAATCGCCCATTCCATTCTTTAATGTTTCAAGTTTTGTTTCAAGCCTTTTTCTATATGGTGGAGTTTTGCACACTTCACATCTGTATTTGTTCTCTTTATTGAAGAATGCTCCCGCAAACTCTTTGCATATCTCACAATTATGCTCAAACACTTCTTTTTCATCTGCCATAACATACACTTCTAATTCTACACAACCAATTCCATTGCTTTCATTCTTCTTTATGCTGTAGCTTATGTTTCTGGAATTATTCTTTGCTATAATGTTTGACGATATCCATTTACAACATTCAAGGTATGCCTGTTTCATTGTTTTGGCTTTGAACTGTTTCTGAATAATCTTTTCTGCTATTAACATGGCTTAATCCTCCGATAACTCTTGCTTTGCTTCTACTGCACTTCTGTCTGCAAGCTCATTTAATGGGTCTCCGTTATGTCCTTTAATGTGTACCATGTTTATAACCATTTTCTTTTCATACACAAGCTTGAACATCTTTTCCCATATTTGTTTATTCTTTATCGGTTTATCTTCTTTTGTTTTCCATCCATTCTTGTACCAGTTTAAAAGCCAGCCTTTTGTTATAGCATTCACAACATATGCACTATCACAATACACTGTCACCTTTTTTGCTTTACTCTTAAAGGCTTTTACTAATGCCATATATACTGCTGTTAATTCCATTTCATTATTTGTTGTGTTTCGTTTGTTTCCTTTTGTTACACTTGTTTTGAATCCACTGTCACATTTTACAAGTTCAACATAACTCCAACCACCTATACCCGGGTTTCCACTGCAAGCACCATCTGTATAGAATATTAAATCTTTCATTTGTTTGCTCCTTTCTTTGCATCTGCTTTAATATCTGCATATAATTTTACAATAATCTTTGCAACTAACTCCCATAACGTTTTACCATACACTGTTCCAATCCAATCATGCTTTTCTCTTACTTTTATGCAACAACATGAATAGAATACAAACTTTCTTGCTTCATTAAGTTGTTCATAATATGGCATAAAACTCTGTGTTCTGTAGTTATACCTTATACAGATTCCTTGCATTGCTTTTTCTAATATTTCAAGTGGTGCAATCTCTGTTTTTGTATAGTTTTGTTTTTCAAGCATCTTTTCAACTGGTTTTACTTTCCAAAGGAAATTGTTTAATACTTTTATGTTCTCCTGTTTTGTACAATCTAAATTTAAAATCTCTTCAGTTTTCATACTCTGTTCCTCTTAATTAAAAAAAGGCAAGAAATAGAATACTTCCTACCTCCTGCCTTTTATCAACATCTATGCAACGTTTGTTTTATTTAATTATTTGTTTTAGATTTCCCAATCATCATCTTCATCATCCTCTGCTTCTTCTGCTTCGGACTCTGCATCAGCGGCTTTCAGAAGTTTTACATAAGCATCTGCTTTCATCTTTGTTTTTGCTTTGATACCACGCTCTTTACACATTTTGAAAAGCTCCATTGCTGTTTTACCCTCATACGGGTCTTTCTCTTCTTCATCCTCTGTATCCCAATCATCATCTTCGTCAACCGGCTCTTCTTCTTTCTTAGCCTGTTTCTTTGATGTTGCCTTTGCTTTCTTTGTTTCTTTCTCAGGCTCTTCCTCGTCAAGTTCACCTCTGTCAAACTTTTCAAGAAGTTCAATCAGCGCATCTTTCTTTCTTGATTTACACTTAGTGGAAATTCCTCTTGCACAACACATCTTGTAAAGGTTTGCCGCTGTCATATCTGTATAATCAAAATCCTCGTCCTCTGCTTCTGTTTCAGCTTCTTTTGTTTCCTCTTCCGTCTCTGTCGCATCCATTTCTACACCATCTTTAAGTCCTGTCTCAAGAACTCTTGCTGTAACCTTTGGAAGTGCTTTAAGAATTACAAGGATTTTATCTCCCGCAACTGCTACTTCTCTTGTAAGCATTGGATAACGTGAACCAATCTCACAGATGTTTTCTTTGTTCTTTCCCTCAATAATTTCCTTTGCCGCTTCATAAGCTGTCCAATTCTTTGCCATTTTTCTTTCTCCTTTTCTCTTTCACTTTGTTTTCTTAATCTGTTCTTTTGTTTACTCTTAAATATTAACATATATTTTTGTTTTTGTCAACATTTATTTGATATAAAAACAATTTATTTTTCTTCTGCTTCACACTCACATGTTTCTGCATGTTCTACAAGTCCAACAGCTTCACACGCTTCTAAAACACAATCAAGTAATGCAATCAAACCATCTTCATCAAGGATTCCCAAACTGCCTTTAAGAAATACCTTTGTTTCTTTTCCATCCTCTTCTGTTACAAGCTGTTCCGCAACACTGTAGCCTACTTTGTTTGTTTCACTGTTGTACGCTTCTGATATCACAACATTTCTTCTGTCCTTAAAACGCTTTGAGGAAAGTTCTCTAAATGTTAATCTTCCCATTCTTCTCCACCTCCCTCTTCTCCGTTGTCTGGTAACTCTAATACTGCCATGAATTTAAGCATGATATATTCTTCATCCACCAAAGAACAAATGTTATCTAAGTTTACATTTTCCACAAGTGACTTAAATGGAATTGTTGCATTTCCATCTTTATCAAAGTTAATTGCTCCAATAGTAAACATACCTAAATTTACTGCTCTACTTGTAGCTCCTTTTGCATGTAAAGTAATATCATTGTTTAATCCTTGCAATAGTTCTACACTTGTTAGGATTTCATCATATCGGAGTTTAAACTTAACTTGTACTGTTTTGTTTTTACCAATAGTTAATCCCTCAAATGTAGCAATACCTTTTTGTTGTAACTTTCTTTCCACTATTTTGTTTTTCTCCTTTCTGTTCTAAACTTCTGTTCTTGTTTTCTTCTTTCCTGTTCTTTTTGTTTGAAATAGTTATTTCTTGCATTTATGTTATGTTTTACTTTATTAACATCTATAACATTAATACTCTGCTTTGTATTACTATTTCTATTTGTTGAGTTAGAATCTAAGTTGTTTAACTTATCTGTGTTGGGCATGAAGCTAACAGCTTCAGAACCCCCTCTTTCTTTCTCCCCCTTATAATACTCTTCTTCACTTTGGTTGTCAAGACCCTTTTTGCATATTTTATACTTTTTTAAGAATTCGCTATCTTCATCTTCTAATTTGTTTAATACATCACGCTCTATAAGCTCTCTATATGCCTGTATATCCTTTTCTTTTATTGCAACCCATACTTCATCCCTGTTAATGAACTGAAAGGCAAATAGAGGTATTTTATGCGCTTCTAAAGCATGATGCTCTAATACATGAAGTACACTTTGTTTAATGCTGAAACTTTCATGGTCTGTGCTTTTAAGTTCACATAAGAAATGTTCATTTTCACCATCACATTTCTCTATCCATCCAGCACCACTGTTCCTTGTAGGTTTTAAACCTAGCCTGTGCATTACTTCTGCTTCATTCTTTCTATACCACTTTGTACTACGTTTATTCATTTGTTTCGCCATCCTGTTCTTTTAATTTCTGTTTTATTAATGCTTCAAGGTACATTATATATCCTAACCCTAACTTCTGTTTATTTTTACTTCTGTAATTCTTTCTGGCTTCGTTTAGCTCTTCTGCTCCAAATAAGTCTTTGAACCCTATTTCTTTCTGTACTATTACATAGCTATAGTTATTTTTTCCATTTAACATTTAATCTCTATACCTCCATTCTAAAAACTCTATTCTTCTTAAAATAGCATTTCTAAGATTTATACGAACTCCTTTATTGAGTTTTTTAATACATTCTGCCATGTATTTTCTTAAATCATTTATTTCTGCTTCTGTGATATTGTATTCTTCATACTTCATTTTGTTCATATTCCCATTCTAAATGTGCTACTATATACATCTTTTTCATAATAGCCTTTCTAAGGCTCATATATGCCCCTAGATTGAACTTTTCTTTGCCAGTAATACAATTTACTATATAATTAATTAAATAGTTTAGTTTGCCCTCTACTGTATGGTAATCATTACAATGCATATTCATAGCATCCCATTTCTTTATCGGACAGTATTCACAATTATCATTATACCAATTAGCATTACCTCCTATAAACTCTATTGACCTCACAGCACCAGCAACATAACAAGCGGCACAATTAGCATTCATTAGCAAATTGTTCTTTTCCTGTTCTGTTCCATGTTTGTTTTACCTCCCTATTGCACCTTTTATAATTCCCTTTGCTAGTTTACCAATGAACTGTTTGTCCATTCCATTTAGCCTACTAAACAAATCAAAACCCGTTGTTCCATCAAAATCATAGAAAACATATCCATACTGTGTATTTACTCTAATTGTTTTCTGTGAATATACTTTTTGTAGTTCTACAAGTTGTTTTGCTATTTCATCAAACTTTTTATCACTCCACTTAGGACTATCTTCTTCATAATACAAATAACTATGTATTAAAACAACTCTTTGCAAGAAATCTATTTTTAACTTATCTGTCCAATATGCTGGGAAAATATACATTTGTTATTCACTCCTTTGTTATTATGTTTTCTTCTAATCTGTTTTAATCTCCTTATTTGTTACATTACTGTTATCTTGTTTACAAATAATACTATAATATATTTATTGTTATATGTCAATAACTATTTTAAAAACTTTTATGTTATATGTTTTATAATATAAGCTGTATAACTTTATAAAGAAAAATATATATATAAATATATATACAAAAAGAAAGTTTTCCTTTTAGAAATTTATTTGTTCTATTCCTCTTCGTTTGCAATCTTGTTTGAATGTTATGTTGTTCTCCTTTAAATACTTTCTTGCATCATAAACTGTTTCATCTAAATCTAACAATGCTTTGTTTATTGATGTATAGCGTTTAAAATTTATTGCTACTCCTGTTTGGTAATGTGTTAATGAATAGCATCCATCTTTTAATTTAACAATAACAATGTTTTCATATTTTGTTTTAAAACACTGCTTCTTTTCTGGTTTTAAATCCTTTTTCCTTAAAATATTACAATACATCATATGACCCTCCTATTTAACGATTTAAGACACTTTATGCCTTTGCCCTATACTTTTATTACTGAACTATATAAACACGCTAGAAACTTAAAATACAAGCTATAGAAGATATAATAAAAGGTAGCTTTTTAGGCTACCTATAATTCAATATATGTTCAGCATGTTTACGTTACTTATGATTTGTTTAACATTTTTTATAACAAAAAAAAGGAACGCTTTTTATACGTTCCTAGAATGTTTCTTCTTTTAGTTTTTGTTTTGACTTTGGTAAAAACCCATACATTGCAATACAATAGCTATCTGCCATATCATCATTTATTTTACACGGTACTTTCTCACCACCTATTTTAACGTTTATAACGCCTTTCTTTCCTTTGCCCTTATATTCCTCGGCTATGTACTTTAAAAGTCCTTTCTGCTTCAAATAAAGGATTGTAGGATACTTGTTTGGATTTATTCCATATTTATTCTCTTTTGGTTTACTTGTTCCAACAACTGCATTCTTCCAACTTTTTGTCTCAACAGAATACACTGGTATACTATATGGATATAACGTATCTATTATTTTTACAATTAACCCAGCTGTAGATATAATATAGTCATAACTTATATGCCCTTGCGAATATAGTCTTATTCTCTCTACTATACAGATTGTATTTCGTTTGTCTAATCTATATTCTCTTACTATTTTTGTTATCTTGTTTTCTATGCAACGCCTTTTATCTGCATTTGTTATACAATTTTCAAAGTCAACAGACCATATATCAACTAATACCGAATCGCAAACTAATGTTATTCCTGTCCGATTATAGCTTTCATCAATTCCAATTACATATTTTTCATTTGTTACATATTTAAAACTATATCCTTTGTGTTGATTTTCTTCACCCCTACAACAAGCACCAACATGACCTTTATTAAATCCATCATATACTGTACTATTAACGCTTGTATAGAATTTTCGTTCACGTGTTATATTATTCGTTGCAATCAAATGCTTTTCAAAAGAATAACATATATTTGCCCACTGTGTACACCATTCCAAATTATCCGCACGATTATTTAATGGGTTTTCATCAAGATGGTTTACAGTATCATAAAAATATGGATTATCAATAAATGCTTTTGCAACTAAAATATGTATTTGATATTTTTTTGTTTTTCCATCTTTTGAAAGTTTTACTAAGCATCTACCCTTTTTTGTTATTTCTGGCTTCAATATCTTCTCTTTTTTCTTTGAAATATTTTTTACATTTCCAAAATTTGATACTTGGTAGATTCCCTCATATCCTTTTATATCTTTCCACTCTTCTATTTGATACATTGTTCCCTTATATACCTTTCCTTTTTATCTTTTGCAAGTTTCTTTCTGAACTCTATTTTATCTTCCTTTGTAACCATCTTTGTATCATTACATTCACAAAACTGAATTCTTTTTATATGTTCTGAAATCCATGTATTTTTTACAAGTTTAAATGTTTTAAGATTCTGATTATATAAAAGATATCCATTACCTACTTTTCCACAATATAGAATTGTATATACATGTTCTTCTGATTTTAGTTTGAACAGTGTTCCAGCTTCTATTCTGTTGCAATCGCTACACCCCATTGTTTTGAGTTCGCTGTCCTTTTGAATACTTCCAACAATGTAATCTCTTCTGCTAAACATACACCTGTATCTATATCGGTTTAATATATTTTCTTCTTTTTCAGCTTTGTTTAAATAACAACATTCTGCACAACTTAGTTTCCTCATGCTTTCAACCACTCCAAACATTTTTCTTTTGTTGTAAATACTGGGTAGATGTCCCTTTGTGTTTTTCTTATTCCTGTATCTATTGTGCTATTGATGCATAAAAAGTTTTGTTTGTAGCTTTCTATGTTTTCTTTTTTATCTGTTACACACTTAATAGGCTTTAGGTTATACAATGTTTCTTCTTTTCTGACTATGCATTCTTTTACAATGCATTTTAAAACAACATTTTTCTTTGCCCTTTCCCTTTTACTTACAAACACAAGAAAACATTCCTGTTCTGGTAACATTCTTAAATATGCTTTATGTACATTCTGCATTCCTTTGCACTCCTTTGTTTCACACTCCATGCAATCTAAATATGTTACACGGAGTGCATACGCTTTACAATATTTTGCCATTAATTAGATAGCCTTTCTTTTACTTTCCCGTAGCATACATCTTTCATGTTACATTCTTCTGCCATCTTGCAATTATATCCTGTGCATTTCTTATGCCTTTTTACAAGTTTGTTTTGTTCTAACAGTTTTGTTTTACTTTCCTGTATCCTTTCCAATCTTCCAATGTATTGTGCAATTTCACTTGGGTTATATTCATAATGATACACCTTAAATTCCTGTGTATTCTTATCATCACATAAAACAATCCCATGATGTATTCCTGTTAAATACATATATAGTTGGCATTGTTTTCTACCGCTTGCATGGTACTTTTGTTTTTTAAATGTGAATGTGTTTACACTTTTGATTTCAACTATGTATGGTATCTTTTTAACACTTTCATCATATACGCTTTCAAGCCTGTAATCCTCTGGTATTTCGCATATAATATCGGGGGTATAAGATAAATCAAATTCATCAGCAAAACGGCTAAAATCGCAATCTAAAGGCTTACACAACCCACCACGAATAAATAGTCTCTGCCACTTCTCATGTATTGCGTCACCCTCACTGAATATTCTTCTCAACCCTACTGAAACTTGCTCACCTTGTAACTGTTTATAAAACAAAGAAAGAACTTGCTGACGTATGCAAAACTTATCATCTGATACAATTACAGCACTAGCATGTAAGCCTTTTCTTTCTGTTGTTTCTGCCCCTCTTGTCATTACACTCTTAAGGAATTTCAATTCTTTTGGAATATCTTTGTCTAAATAAAATAAACCATTCAACATTTGTTCTATTTCTTTTTCTTGTGTACTTTGAATCTTTGTAAATGTTTTGTCTGCATCCTTTTTAATATCATCTACTATTCCCATTTTATTCTCCTTGTTCTGAAATGGATAATATGTTTGTTTGTTTCAAACCAGTAGTTGTACAGAACCTTGTTCTTGCTTGCTTTTCTGTTATTGCATAGCAAAAGAATTTATGTTCTGCACTTCCACCTCCTGTATAAGTTCGTTTAAATACTATACAATAAAATATCACTCTAACATTTCCTTGTACTTTTTCTTGTGTTCATCCATGATTTCTTTTCTAACAGAATCAAGGTCTGCAAAATCTACAAAACCACGTTCATAGAATAATGGGATTTCACAACTCTGCATTGGTGGACTTACTTTAGACTTAACGACTTTTACTTTCATAATCATTCCGATACGTTCTTTTGTTTCTGTGTTAAATGGGTTATGATTAGGGATTTCAATATATCCTTTTCTTGCAACCTGAATTCTCAAAGAACAACTATGTTTTAATTTATGACCGCCCGGAGTCTGTATATTATCTCCGAAAGGTAACGCATTCATTTTATCACGAATCTGATTAATAAATATAACTGTTGTTCCAGTCTGTTCTATTACATCCTCAAGTGTTGGTAAATACTTATCCATAAGTCTTGCAACTCCACCAATACGCATTTCCTGCTCGCTATCAGTGTTTACTGCTTTTCTGATTTTTTCAATATCATCTTTCGGTTGCATTGACGGAACACTATCAATTACAATTAGCGGAATCCCCTCTTCTGCAAACCTTATCGACCTGTTAAAAGCCTTTTCTCCATATTGCGCATTATATATCAGCATTTGTTTTGGTTTATTGCCAAACAACTTCGCACGTTCGCTGTCAAATGTTTTTTCTATCGGTATATTAAGACATAATTCATGTTGAGCACATAGTTGATAAGCAAGCGTTGTTTTTCCCGCACTCTCTGCTCCAAATATTTCTATCGTTCTTCCTTTAGGTATTCCACCACCAATAATGTTGTCAAGGTCAACCAAGCCAGTACTCCAACGTGGAATATTAAGGTTTTTACTTTTACTCCCTAAACTATATACAGAACCTTTTTCTTTTTTATCAATTTCTGCACACAACTTTAGAATACCATCTTTATTCATTCCCTTTGCCATTTTCATATTCCTCTCTTTCTGTTTTAACCATACAACGCAATGTTATTCCAATTTCAATATATCTTTTTTCAACAACACCATCTGCTGTAAATTTTGTTTCGCAACGTGTAACTAATTCGTCAAACTTGTCAAGATACCATTCAGCTTTCTTTAAGTCCTCTAATCTGTTTTTGTATTTATGCCGCCATACATACTTATATACATTCTGTACACAATACTCTGCGGTTCTTTTTACTCCGAATGTCATAATCATTGCGTCAATACATTCGATGCTTGTTCTTTCTTTGTAGTGGTCTGGATTAATGTTATCATGTTTGTTTTGTTCTTCTTTCTCCATTGTTTCAATAATATCTTTCATCACTTTTCTACCTCGCCATTAATGTACTGTTATATTTTACAACTCTACTCATATATTTGTTTTTATTAAATTCAAGTGCACCCTGTTCTTTTAATGTTTTAATTACTCCTTTTGTAACACTTCTTCCTTTACATCTGTCATAGAAATCATCATAAGACTTAAATACACCCTTTCTGCGCTCTTCTTCTATGGTTTCTGCGGCTTTTTCTCCAATGCCCTTAATAATACTCAACCCTTGCTGTATAACGTCCTCTCCATCCATTTTACGCAATGAAGTTTTAGCTGAATAGTTTACATGCGGTAACATAACCACAGCACCATCTTTTACTGCAAACTGTGAATATTTAAAGATATCTGCATCATTATCTGCATACTTCATTTTAACATACCAAAACTGTGTTGGGTAATGTACTTTGTAAAACATCTGGTCAATACTTATTAACGCATAGCCAGTGCTATGTCCCTTGTTGAAGCCATAGATTAACATACTTGCCCATATATTGTTTGTTTGTTCTTTTGTTAATCCCTCTTGCCTACATCCTCTATAAAAATCTTTTTTCATTTGTTCAATGATTGGAATATACTCCGGCTTTGTTAAATTCTCTGCTTTCTTCATAATCTTTAACATATCAAAACTCTGTTGCGGAGTTAAGTGTCCAACCTTTTGTGCTACTTCAACTGTTTGCTCTTGATATAACATTGTTCCATATGTTGCTTTTGTGTATTTGTAATATGGTGTTGTTGTATCCACCTCTCCTGACAACTTATTATGTGCATACGTTTCATGCATGTGCAACTGTAGTGGTGCTGGTCTGTTTAATGCGTTCACCGCTATAATATCATTTATGCAATCACACTGAATCATATCAAGAATCTTTTTAGGTGCTGACTTTTCCATCTGAAAAATCCCATCTGTTTTTCCCTCTCTGAATCCCTCTATAACCTCTTTGCTTTCTTCATCTTCTTCTGTTATTGTATGTCCTGTTTTCTCTCTAAGTTCACGCATTTCTGACATTGTTTTAAGTCCAAGCATATCAAACTTTACACAATTAATATGCTCTAAATCGTCTTTATCAAAACAACTGCTTAATGCTCCTGTCTTTCTATCTCGCATAATAATACAAGTGTAGTCACTTATATCTGTACCAACAACAGCAACACCAGCCGAATGTTTTCCAAGGTACTTTATTTTTCCATAAAGTTTTGAAAAATGTTTTATAATGTTGTCATACTTTTCATTAAACTCTTCTGTTCTGTATCCATTCAATAAGTTACTCATATTCAGTTCATCATCTACTATGAATCCCTTAATATATGACTTAATTTCTGCAATTACTTTTTTATTTTCATCAGCTTCAAACCAATCAACATCTTTTGTTGTTTTTAAGTTACAAACACTTGCCAAATCATTCACAAGATTATCAACTCCATACATACCATATGAACAAATCTGTATTGCTTTATTTGGATATTTGCTTATAACATAATCAATTACTTCCTGTCTCCTATCTCGTTCGAAATCTAAGTCAATATCCTGCCTTAGTCGTTCGTTTCCAAACTATCAAGGCTAGACTATATCTTCCACTCTTGTGGCATTCGCACTTCGGAATGGTGCTTATCTCCATCCCTACATTTGTTACTCTCTTCACAAATTAGTCGTTACACCTTCATATACTACTGTATACGCTTGGCACGGTATTCCCTCTATCTCACCTTCACTGGTTTAGGGTTTCTTAGTCAGATTATTCGTCTATGGTCTATGCCCTATTATCCTGTTGTAACATTTCAATAAGGAGTCTTATTTTTCTGATACCGTTAGCATATTATAAATAATACACACCATTAAGCAATGTTCACGAATGATGCCCAATTAAGTTTAGGCAATGACTTCTTTTCCTTTCTCATGAATCTGCTAAAATCAAGGTTATATTTAATACTATCAACTTCTGTGATTCCTACTGCATAAGCTACAAGGCAATTACAAACAGAGCCTCTTCCCTTTCCTGTTTCAATTCCATTTTCTTTCGCCCATGTTATATAATCTCTAACAATAAGGAAATAATCTGCAAAACCGTGGTAATTAATTACTTCCAATTCCTCTTTACATCTTTTCCAATATTTCTTGTTCCATTTGTTTCTGTTTTTCAATCCCTGTTTTGTTAATGTTTCAATTTGTTTCGCTCCATCATCTGATATTTTAGGAAGTTCTGGCTCCAAACCATCTAATATGTTATTTTCTACTTTGTTATATATTTCTTTCATGTTATCTGCAAATCGTTCCGCAAGCTCCATTGGTCTTTTAAACTTCTTTTTATAGATTCTCGCAAATCTTTCTGTTATCTCATATTCTGTAGGCATGTACCTTTCACTGTATGTTCTTTTTACATCTAATGTTGTTTTTCCGATTTCATGCATTTTACAATACGTGTCAAAATCTTCCTTACTTCCAAAATGTGAATCACTTGTTAAAATACATTTTATCTTCTTTCTTTTTGCCATTCCCATAAGTTCATAATCTGTTCTTTGTTGTGTACCCTGTGCATCTATTTTATATGGCTGTATTTCAACGTATAAATCACCTTTGAATATTTCCTTGAACTTATCTAGCAAACGCTCTGCTGTACTTCTATGACCGTTTAAAATTGCTTGTGACGTTGCGCTTGCTATACAAGCTGTTGTGCATATAAGTCCATCTGAATACTTTTCTAATAACTTAAAATCAACTATAGGTTTATAATAGAATTGTTTTGTATTTGCTTCTGTCATAATATGACATAGATTTTTGTATCCTTGCAAATTCTTCACAAACAAATTCAGATGATAACTTTTTCTCTGCGGATTTTCTTTATTGAATTTTGGTTGAAAATATATTTCACATCCCATAACTGGTTTTATTCCAACTTCATTACATGCTTGGTAGTGTTTTATCAATCCGCTGATAGAACCATGGTTGCTTACGCCTAACGCTCTATATCCTAATTCTTTTGCGTGTTTTGCTAACTGTTCTGGCTTACCGAATCCATCAAACAATGAATATTCGTCATGTCTGTGTAAATCGAAAAAATTTCCCATTCTTCTTTCTTCCTTTCTGTTCTCTTTGTTCTACTTAATTATAACAAAAGGCTCGACTAACGTCAAGCCTAAATTATTCTTTATTCTATTGTTTCTTTTCATATCTTTTTCTTGTAATAAACATAACTTTATTCCTCCCAATCATCTTCATCTTCGCCCCAATCATCAGAATCATTTTCTTCGTCTGCTTCTTCCAAAAGGTCAATATAATATTCCTTTGACTTCTTTGGTTTGCATTCGATATCTCGCTCTTTGCACAACTTATAAAGCTCCTGTGGCTTCATGCTTTCATAATCGTTTGTTTCGTCCTCCTCTTCATCCCAATCATCTGTTTCTTCTACTTTTGTTTTGGCTTTTGTTTTTGTTTTGTTTGATTTCTTCTTAGGCTCGTCCTCTTCAAAATCTTCATTGTTATCTGCTGGATATGCCTTGTCAATATATTTCAAAATTGCTGAATCAGAAAGTGGTTTTACTTTATTGTTTCTGAATTTTGCTTTGTCTAACGGAATAACAGAATATGTTGTGTTCTGCCCTTTTCCAATTCTCTTAATTTCATAGTCTCTATCTAAAAGTGTTCCATATGTTTCATATAATGATGCAAGTGCTGGAACTGGTGAACAGTTATTAACTGCCGCCATTAACAGCTTCACTTCTTTGCTTTCATAATCATAGACACTCCAAACATACATTTTTCGTGTCCTTAAATTTTCATCCTCACAATACTCACATTCTCTGCCAAACTCTTCTTGGCATGGAACATTCACACCCAAAGCAAAACTATCATGGAACTTGATTTCCAAACCATCTTCCATATCTGTTAAGAATCTTACTCTTGCTTTAGAATCCTCTTTGAAAAACATGAATTTTCCTTTACTTGTTCCACTCTTGCTGATTTCGCTTTTAATGTCTGATAACTTAATTTTTCCCATGTTGTTTCTCCTTTTATTCTTTTGATATGTTTGTTTTATACTCACCGATTTCTACCGCACAAAACTGTTTTGGATTTATGATATAACCGCCAAACTCTATAACTGCATTTGCATCTTCAAGATAACATTGTTTTATCACTTGAACTATTCTATTAACAGAATCTTTCATTGTTCGTTTTGCTTGTTTTACAATTTCTGTTAAAAGCATTTCATCAAAACTTGCCTTATCTTCGTCACGCATAAATCCAAATTTTGTTTCATATTCACTACAAATCAGTTTGTACTCTTCACTTTCTTCATTATACTCTCCTTGTACAACTCTGTCAATCGTTAATTTTTCAAGCGTATCTTTATGATATAAATTCATTTTACAAGTTACTTTATATTTCAGTACCATGCTTTCTGACCCTCCTAGAACGCTGTTTAGCGGCTTTTATTTCTTCCTCTGACATTTCCCCCACATCCTTTTTATTGGTTGGATAATCAAAGCGTATAACATTAAAAAACCGCTTTAAATACTCTGTCCCTTTTATTCCGCATTCGTCATTATCCAATGCAGATATAACCGTTGTAATTCCTTTTTGTTTTAATTTGTTCACTTGTTCATCTGATATATGCCAGCCTAATATTGCAACAACATTTTTTATATGTCCTCTTGTTTTAAGACTTAAATAATCCATGAATCCCTCACATATATATGGAATGCAATTTTCTTCATATGTTCCACATAATGTGTCACGCTTTCTGAATCCCTCGTTGTATAAATACTTTCTTTTCTTTTCAACATGCGGGTTCATTGTTCTACCTACCCATCCCATAAACTTCCCATTGTCTAATATAGGAAAAATAAATGGATATGCAACATTATAGTTGTATTTACACTTTGAAACATTCAATGCACGTTTACTGAATCCACGTTTCTTCATGTATTCAATTATTTGTTTCTCGTCTTTGCTGTTCGCTTCATTCCAATCTGTTGTTTTTAAACCATAGTAATAATCTTTTGCTTCAATCAATGCTTGCTTGCTTTGTTTCTTTCTTTTTCTTTTAACCTTTATCTGCAACTTTTCTATTTTATCACTATGCAATATTTGTTCCAATAAACAACATGCCTGTAAATCATTTAGTTCTGGGTGTGCTTTCATAACAAAATCTAATGCGTTTCCTTTTGCTTCACAACCAAAACAAAAAAATGTTCCATCATCCAAACAGATTCGCATTGATGGGTTTATATCATCATGGAAAGGACATATTATATTAAACTCTGTTGTTGTTATCTCTTCAATGATTCCATAATAGATTAATACTTTCGCAAGTTCCTTTCCTCCATATGTTCTTATCATGCATTTTATTCTAGCCTTTCTGTTCTGTTATCTTAATATATGGCTCTGATATTTCAACATCACAGCATTTTCCTAACTGCGCTTTGTCCTCTTTGCTTATCTTTCCTGTTTCATACATTCTATCAAGTTTTGTTTCATCCATTGTTTCCTCAACATCAATGAACTTTTTGAACTTCTTTGCATCTACTCCACATTGTTTCAGATACTTAATAAGTCCATCCATATCATTTACTTTGTATGTTTTGTTTACTACTTCTTTGTACAACTGTTTTGAAATATTTTGTTTTAACTTTTCAAACTTCCATGTCAGCTTCTTTCTTCTAACTTTTGTTACCTTAAGTTTCACATGGTTTGTATAATAGTTCACTCCATCTTTTAACTCAATGTCAAATGTTTCTTCTCCTTTTGGAAGATTAGTAAACATGAAATTTGTAACTGCAAGTTGCTCTTTCTTCCTAACTTCATTGTAGTATTCGTCAAACTTCTTTTTTTCTTGCTGTGCTTCATACAATCTCCTAACGCTCTGTTCTATCTGTGCTGTATTCATTCTTCTTGCCTGTCCTTTCTTTATATTCTTTTACTGCCTGTCTCTGTGCATATAATACTGAATTAATATCCTTTGGATACGTTCTGACATTTACATCACGAATGAAAATAAGTTCATCAAATGTTAATTCTTTTTCTTCTCCTACTGGTGTCTGTACTCTTACAAGTTCCTTTTTTCTATTTACTCCGACAACTTTTGCCGACCCTAACTTCTTCAAAAGTTGTCCATGTTTTGTTTCAATGAATCTAACATAACAAATCATACATCCAACCTGTAAAACATTGTCATAAATACGCTGTTCTTTTCTTGAACCATATTTCATTTCGATTTCTTCAAGTGTTGCAAATTTTCTTTCTTCTGTTTCCTCTGTACTTGTTTTAACCTCTTCTGTTTCAAGTGTCTCTGTTTCAAATCCTTTTGTCTCAACCCATGATTCATAATCTTCATTGCTTGGTGCTGGTTGTTTTTCTACTTTTGTTTTGCTTTTTGTTTCAACCCACGCTTCATCAGTTTCATTCTCATAAGCATTAAGTCTGTCAATCAACTCCTGTTTTGTGAACTTGTGTCCTTTACTTTCCAATGTGAGTCCTCTATTTCTTGATTCCTGTTTTAACTCTGCAACTTTCATTTCTTCAAATCTCATTTGTTTTGTTCTCCTTTTCTTTTTGTGTCTTAATTATATCACTTTGCTTTTTCTTTGTCAATAATTATTTTAAAACGATTATGCAAATCACTGATAAAATATAAATCATTCCAAATAATGATAAACAAGCTATAATGTCATTAAAATCCTGTTTTGTTATGCCCCATTCTTTCCAAAAGGTTTTGAACACTCTTTTGAATGTTCTCGCCTTTCTTTTCACTTTCCTCTGTAGTTTTCTATAACTGTATGGTGTCATTTTGTTTTATCTCCTTTTTATGCGATTTCTACAGATTCCATAAAACTCGTTAATACTTGCTTTTGTTCGGCATCCGTTAAAAGTTCCATATCCCAAAAGGCTCTTACGTATCCATTAAAATGCGCTATATATTCATTTTTATACTCTTCAAATTTTTCACAAGAAATTAATCCCTGTTTATACTGCTCATATCTATGATGAATTCTTCCAAGCATGAATGCTCCTCTTTCATCCATTTTACTCATTGCTAATGTTTTCATCTTATTTTCCTCCTAATTTGTTTTCTTTCTTGTTTCTAAAACTATATTAACATATATTTTATTTGTTGTCAACATCAATTTCATAATTTTCTAAAAAGAAATTAATTGTTCTCATTACATCACTATTTTTAGAATAATCTGTTTCAACTGCTTCTGTTTTCAAATCAATGTAACCAAGTGTTCTACGCTTATAATCATTTACATAAACTCTTTCATATGCTCCTTTACTCCAATACTTGAAAACATAGTAGTTACTTTCATCATCTTTGTTTGTTCCACACCACGGATTTGTATTTCCATCTCTATCAATTACTGCTACCTTTGCATATCCTGTAAATTTCTTCATCTTTGTTATCTCCTTTTCTGTTATCTTTACTCCTGTTGTTTTATTATAATATATATATATCTTTGTTTTATCAATAGTTATTTTAATCTATTTTGTTTATTTCTTACACTTTACAACCTTTGCTTTTATATTTGGTGTCAAAAATTTTTTAAAATCCTTAATCCACTCACATGCATCTTTCTTGTTCTTAAATTTTACAGTTTCAATATTTGCTTTTACTTTCCCATTATTTAATTCTATTGTATACATATTATTCTCCTTTTCTGTTTTGTGTTTGTTCTCTCTTAACTTGATTTAATTATATATCAGAGAATTGATTTTGTCAACCCTTTATTTTTAATTTTGTAATAAATTCTGCATTTTTAACTTTCTTGCCAACATCCTATTTGATTGTATTCTTTCATATGAGAAATCTTCTGTTCCTGTCTGCACGATTTCAAGATTTTCATTATACTCTACATAATGAACTTCATAATAGTTATCTGTAATCTTTGTTATTAACCCATACTCTCTAAATGTTTTCTTCATTTGTTCTTCCTCCTAGCTTGTTTTGTTTTACTTATTAACTGTTTACCTTTAACTTGTTTATATTATAACATATTTAAAACAAAAGTCAATACCTTTTTATAAAATATTTTAAAATAAATAAAGCTATATAAAATATATAAATATATTAATTATATTATATATAATATATAGCCTTTTGTTTTATTTATTTGTTTTATTATGTTTTGTTTCTTTCTTCTTCCACTTATCTGTATAAGTATCGTTATATTTGTTCTTATACTTGTTATGATATTTGTCCTGCATACTGTGAATTGCTATTACATCGTATCCTGTTCCATTAAGTTGTTCACACATTCTATTTATTTCTTTTAGCTCTTTTGTTACATCCTGTATAAGTTTTGAAATGTAATCTGCATCTGCTCCCATTCCATTATTCATGCATTTCTGCCACTGTTCCTCATACAGTTCTTTTGTTTCATGTTCCCACTGTTTGTACTGTTCCATTGCATTCTTCACGAACTTAGGAAGAACACTGTCATTCACATCATCTGTTGTGTATTTGCTCCAATCTCTAGGAATCATCTGTGGGAACTGCACTTGTCTTAATGGAATTAACTTCTGGTGAAGATTTATATATTTATGGTGAAGCTTTCTTTTACTTGCACATTCATCCATATACTGACATTCTAACTTTCTTTTGAACCCCTGTAAACCAAGGAAACAAAAATAATCTGCAAGCTGTTCATGGAAACTTAATGCTTTCTGCATGTGTTCATCAAGCTTTATATACACTTCTTCTGCAATGTTTTCTTGCATACGCTTGTTTCTTTGTGTTCCAATATGCGGTTGCTGTTCCTGTTCCTATCGTTATAGCTACCGTTTCTGCACTTGTTACTGTCGGAATTGCTTGTGCTATACAGATACATACTTTTT